CGTGTCCAAGAATTATCTGAAATCACTCGTGGATTAAAAATTTTGGCCAAAGAATTGGATGTCCCTGTAATCGCCTTGTCCCAATTATCACGTAGTGTTGAACAACGTGATGATAAACGACCTGTGCTGTCCGATTTGCGTGAATCCGGTTCTATTGAACAAGATGCTGATATTGTTATGTTCACATACCGCGAGGAATATTATTTAAGCGGTCGTTCACCAGAACAAAGATTATCAGGCAACGCATCTGAAAACGCAACGCAACATTGGCAAAATCGTTTAGAAAACGCAAAAAACAAGGCTGATTTGATTATCGCTAAGAACCGTCATGGTAAACCAGAAACTGTTCATTTGGCTTTCTTTGGCGAATATTATTTGTTTGATAACCTTAATCAATTTGGTCCGCAACCCGCAACAGATGGTTTTGAAGTTCAGTACGAACAACCAAATAACACTGATAATTCTGCTATTCCTGATGTCAGTGATACCCCAGATGATTTTATTTAATTATTTTTCTTGATAACTTTATAAAAATTGTCTATTATTTTGACAAAGAATTTTAAGGAGTCTGCCATGGCACAAGAAGAAATCATATTTCCTAATAATATCCGCAACATTCGTGCATCTAAAGGGATGCGTATGACTGAATTGGCAAAACGTGCAAATTTATCTTTGTCTGCCGTGTCAAAGATTGAAAAAGGCGTTCGTCGTCTAAACCAAAAACAGTTATTAAATGTATGCTCTATTTTGGGTTGCAAATTATCTGATTTGTTTATACATGAAACAGATAAATATGCAGATAAGTGGCAAAACGAAATCAAACGCCGTTTGACAGACAACGAAGACAGCGGATTAAAGGTATTCGGCAGCGGTCTGCGCAAAATCCGTCAACGCGCTGATAAAACTATTGCAGAAGCAGCTAAACAGGCAAAGATGACCCTGTCCGTTTATCATAAAATCGAAGTTGGTCAACGCGAAGTATATGAAAACGAAATTGAACCTTTGGCAAAGGCTTTTGGATTCACGGCTTCTCAGTTGTTTGACGAAATTGCCAGATTATATAATGCTGGCGAATTGAACAAACAAATCAACAAAGTTAAAGAACGTGTCAAAGCAGTATTGGAACCTTGCAATCCTGCATCTGGATTGAATATGCAATGTGGTTTGTATGGCGCACAGTTATATGATAACGCACGCAAAAAATTGGTTCCTGTGTTTGGTACCCCATCTGGCAAAGCCATCAAATTCAAAAAATCTGACGAAAACATGATTGTTGCTCCAGCATCTTTAGAAGGTTGCTGTTGTGTATATACTGTTTTACCAAATTCTAAACGTCTTGGTGGTGTTATACCTGAATCATCTTATGTTTTTGCTGATGCCAGCCTTACACCGACAGTCGGTGATTTAGCTGTATTCATAAATGAAGATTTTAGTTCTATTACTGAAAATGATGAAGTTTCTGCACAAGTTGCAGTTGTTCGCAAAGATAGCAACGGCAAATTGTACGGACACATTTCAAATCCAGAAGAAAAAATCACCGCTAAAACCATGCACAAGGTTATTATGGTTATAATGAAATAATTTTCATTATCCAAAGGAGAGAGGACCATGCAACAACACACATTGGTGACAGCACAGAGATTGCTAAACTTGTATCGTCAAGAACATGTCATTGATGGTGGTTGGGCGGCTGTTAACGAAGTATTTTTGCGTGAGTCTGATGATGAAAACGTTATGACAGCCCTGTCCTCGTTGCCCACAGGTGCAAAGTTAGTTAAACACATTGAAAATTTGCGCAGTGGTAAAACCCCTATGAATTCAATTGCGGTTGAGTTATTACCATACGGCGGAATGATGCTTGGTTCAAAAACAAGTACCCCTTTGACAGCTGACGAAATCAATGAACTAAAAATCGCATTGGATAAATTTGAAACCACACCCGAAGGCTTGGAAAACCTCAAACAGTTGTCCTTCGTTCAAAGATTTGGGAACGAATGGATTGACGGTATCAAACTTATGTTAAAAGGGAATAACGAATTGTTGGCCAAATGGGATGTTGTTGCACGCACAGACAAAGCGTATCGTGCATGGGATTCTGCAAAACGTTTGGTATCAGAACCACTAACAGAACGCAGTCGCGCACAAATTCAGGCAGATATGTTAGAATTTGAAACATACCTGCCTATGTTCGGAGAAACAGGTAAAGAAATCTTGGCAAAACTTCGTACATTTATGTCAATCACCTAGATTGTTTTGTTCTGTTTGATATATGGTGTCTTTGGTATGCGGTGTCCCAATGTAAATCATCGTTCCAGTTGGAGACAAAATAAAATCTAACTCTCGCAATCTTTCTCGCAAATTATCACGTTTTTGTTGTGTATTACAGGTGTTCGGCACTTCTACGTCATCGCATATTATCAAATCCGCCCTCATACCAGTTATATTACCAGAAATTCCCTGACATATTACAGATGGCTCTCTGATTCCTATGGGACGTTTAATCGTGATTTTATGTGTTCCCCACTCTTTTTTTACATCTGGTAAAATGTCCGCACAAAACGGATGATTTTCCAAAATGTTACGAATATGTGCCACCATACGCGAAGCCAGATTCGATTCTGCCGACAATATCAATATCCTGGTTTCCGGTCTGTGATATAAAACACACGCAGCAAATATCCCCACAACCGTAGATTTACCAGAGTGTCGAAATGCGTTTAATAACCCACGACGCGGTTCATTGTTAAACACATCAACCAAAAACTGCATTATTTGCCTGTGATGCTTTGGGGTTTGAAAACCCAAAACATTATTCCAAGAATCCAGGAAACTATATGCTGACGCAATCGTCACTGGTTGCATTATTTACCTAGCCCGCTATTTTATCTATTTTCGACAACCAAGTTTTTACTAAATTTGGCTTTTTTATTTTAAGATTTTTTATTTTATTCAAATTGGTTTCGCGTTTTTCTTCGTATGGCGCAGCGGTTTCTGAACGCAAACGTTTTAAAACCGCATTTTCAGAAAAACTTGTTCCCGAATTTCCGGATGCACCATATGTTGCACGTTGCTGTGCCAAAACTTTCTTTATCAAATTATTTTTTGCTTTTTCGTCTTCTGCCATCGCAGCCAATATTTTTTGACGTTCGTTTTCTGCGTTTTTCTTAGATTCTTTGTATTCTAAAACTTTCGTCACATCTGAAACTAATTGTCCCATGTAAAGTTCTCCTTTGGTAAGAAATTATATTGAATACCACCCGTCAATACTGACAGATAATATCGTTGCTGGTAATTGTTCATCGCTGGATATTGTCCATAACGAATTCATCGTTTCGCATTCTGTTCCCAACAAGTTCACAGATAAATCTCCGCTGTACCCAGGATTATCATCAGTATAAACCGCATTTGGAATTTCTATACGTTGTCCATTTAAAAATACCGTTTTTGTATCCAGCACGCGCAAAGATGCTTTGCGTATACGAATTTTATTTGGACAATGGCCATTTACTATTATTGGAAAAGCAGATATTTTATAGGAAAAATCGTATATATTCGCATCAGACAAACAAGCTGTATCAAATTTTTCCAATGAATGGGTTCCTTGTCTGTCTACTATTACATAAACAAAATCATCAAACACGCAAACGTATTTGAATTCGCCATCAGTAATATATTTTCCCCATGCGGAAATATCTGTTCCTGAATATTTGTTTAAAACCGCCATATAACCATCTTGCATAACAACAAACAGTTTATGTTGTTGCTGGCTGTATGCCATACTGATTGGTGCATTCATTAAATGTTTTGATAATGCACACAAATCTGTAGCATTATAATTTTCGCCCAACGCGTCCAAGTCTAATTCGCGTATATCTTTGCCAGATTTTGATATAAATACGGTACTGCCTTCTATTTGTTGTGGCGGTAAATATCTATCAGTGATACTGCCAACAGAAGTATGTTGCTTGATACTTACAGATGAAGGTGTTAATGGTGAACTAGAAATCGCCCATTCACCAACAGATGTTAATATTTGTAATTTATCACTACTGACAATTGTGCAGATTTGATGATGTTGCGCAGATAGTAATTCTGTATAAATCGCATCGTCATCCAGACCTGTTCCTGTATCGAAGTTATAATAATCGCCAGTTTTGGACATCCAGATACCATTTGGATATGATGGCGTTCCGCCGAAAACCAACCTGTTTTGGCAAAATGATACACAAGATGGCCAGCCACGTTTGTTTGAAAAAACACATTCATACCAATCAGAAACTGGCGAACCAGGTAAAGTAAATGAACCATTGGTATACACCGTTGCGATACGGTTGCTTTGAACAGATTCAACCGTCCATTGTTTTGATATTGCTAATATGGTTTGGCCTACAGATTCATTTGTAAAAAAATCTGCGCTTGTAGTGAATACAGCATGATTGTTATCAATATCGCTGTTAGTAATCGTTATTGTTATTCCGTCTGTATCTTCAAATCGTGTAAACGGCATATTCACACTGACGTCTGGGTTAACCCGAAAACTAAATCCAGACAAGTCAAAATTGTTTGGTATTCTGGTTAACACCTTTGGTTGATAATCTGGGTGCACAAAAAATAATTTATTGAATCGTTGCGCATATTGCAATTTATTCAAATCTGCTGTGGCCCACGGTGCAGGAATTGATTTTATTTTCACATCGTCACTATATATATCTATCGCTGTATTACGAACCAGAACCAAATATTTTTCTGTTTCATTAACAACAAACGGGACCAAAATTGCTTCACCAGATATAGTTTTGATTGATTTTAACCCTGCTCTGCGTTTCAAACCACCAGATTGCAAAACATCCATGTTTTCTAATTTCATTAAGCCATGCGTTTTGCCTGTCGCATAGAATTCTGGCGATACTTCTCCACAAGAGAAAACATTTTGTGTACTAAGAAAGTTTCCCATTATGAATCCTTTTAATTAAAATCTAGAATTTATCAAAGAAAAATTATCAATATTTGTTTGATTTGATGTTGTGCTGTCTATAAATTTTGCAGATTGATATTCAGATTCGTACAAAGCCGTCATCATATTAAATATATTTGTATCACCTATCAAAGGCACACAAAATTCCCGCGCTAATTTTGTTGCAACTAGCGTTGCAAAATATCCTGGGAAATTCTCTGGTTCTATTCGTACAATTACTATGATTTCTGTTGTGTCTGCTGAATTTATAATTTTATTTCCAACAATCTTGCCATCACATTTCAAAATTCTTAACACATTAGATGGAATAACAAAATCTCTGTCAGAGTTTCTGGTCAACACAATATGTTGCGTGGCAAAACGCCATGGAAATAAAGATAACAAAGTATCCACTGTTGGATCAAATAAAGTTCTGGCTAACTGCGCCCTTGCAGAATCTTCACTTAACGATTGAATCGGTTTTTCTCCCAATTTTAATAAAGCCATTGAACATAAATCTATTTTTGTAAACATTTTTACACCTATTTAATATAAAACGGGCCGTTTACCGACCCGTTATAAATTATGCTGTTGCAATTTGTTAAGACAAGGAAGCAACTGTGACAACACCGTCTGAAACAGCGATAGATTTCATCGTTGTTCCATTTGAACCATTGATTAAAATAATATCACCTGTGTTCATCAAACTGTTCACACTGGAAAAATATCCAGATGCAGTTATGGTTGCCAATGTTTCATTTGCTTTGTAATGCCACAAAGTAAAGCCATTTGCATATGCAATAACAGATAAATTTTTGTTTTGAAATGCCATTTGATTTTCCTTTTGGTTTTATATTAAGCAGCATCATCGTCACATTTAATGCGAACGATTCCTTCTGCGTCAATCAATACAGCGCCTTGGGACATACTGTTGCTGATAAAGTGTGCAGCACGTTCTCCATGCCATGTAATATCTGTTTTAACTTCTTGACCACATGCATGACCAATGCTGGATGCGTGATAAATAAAGCAATCGCGATCATCACCGCTGGCCAAAGGCAATGAATTGCACAAAATCCAGTTAACACCCAGCCATTTTCTTGATTCACAACCATCAATCAATGGTGTTGAACCGCCAACATAGTCAGCAGAAACAAATTCATCCAATGCCAACAATTCATTCCATTGATGAACGCCAACAACTGCATATCTGCGACCATCATCTGGAACATCGTTTGTATTCAATTTTTCAATTGCAGACATTATCAATGCTTTTGTTAAACCAGTAGAATAATCGCCAACATATTGTGTTGCTGTATTCATCGCAGCAATAATTAATTCATCAGTTTTGCGACCCAAAGCATATGCGCCAGCAGATGCAACTACACGACGTTCGTCAACATTGGTTTTTAATTCATCCAACGCATCAATCCAATCGCCTGCGTAGTAATCTTGTAATGTACATTCCACAGGTGTGTGATTCAAATTCATTACAGGCACAATACCATGACGCGATTTTGTGCTGGCAATACCTTTACCAACTTTTTGAAAAGTTGTAGACGTTCCAACAACTCCTGTTTTGCTGCGAATTGTAGAACGCAATTTTGTGCCCATTTGCTGATAAGCCAAATGAACATCTGCTTCAAATTGTTTTATAAACACTTGATCTACAGACATAGACAT